GTTATACATATCAACGTCAAACACTCTTACAATTGCTTTATCACTATTACTAAATCCATAGTTTTTTTGATTTAGCATAGATGTATTTCTAAAACTGGCATCTTTTACATATCTTTCATAAACATTGTTTTCATTTTTATGATATATGGTTATTTTTTGTAATGGGAAATCAGACATAACTATCCTCCTACAAATACCTTGTTAACTCATCAGGTAAACATTGAATCACTTTTTCTATATCTTTATCTATATCTTTACTAGATATATCTTTAAAGGTTTTATTTACCCCATCTATTGAGATTGAACTTACTCTTCTACTGTTATTTTCTTCTTGTTTAGATATTAAATCAATTAAAGCACAAGCAGTATATTTCAACTGTTCCTGTGCTTTTTCTGGCAAATTGTTTATTTTTTCTTGATTTAGCCTAGTATTTACATTATTATCAATTTCTCTACTTGCTTTTAAAACCATTTTATTAAAAGAGTCTTCTGGTAATGTGCCACAATATGTATTATGATAATATTCGTAATCTACATATACCATTTATATCAACTCCTTTTAAGCAAAATCTACTAATAAATCATCATTAAGATCTTTTACTCCATAGATAATGTCAAAAGATATTTTATCTCTTTTTGTATCTTGATCATATCCATATACTACTCTTACAGCTAATCCATTAGCACTTGCTATTGCTGCTTTAGCTGCTCCTGCAGGTAATTCTAATGTTCTTGTTACTAATGCTAATCCATTTCTATGGAATCCTAAAGAGTGTTCTTTGATTATTGGCATAGCATCTACAGCTGTTGAGATTGTTTCTACTACTTTTTCAGTTACTTTTACTGTTGCAGAACCACTTGCAGCCGTTACTGCTTCTGCTACGGTATATCTATAACCATTTACGATTATCTCATCACCTTCTGCAAACTTACCTGTTGCAGGTGTAACATTAGTAGCTGAAAATTGTTTTTCTCCTTTTGTTCCTGTAACTTTTAATGCAGTTATTGTTCCAGGTGTTGTTGCAGCACTTGCTGGAACATTTTGACTCATATATGTATTCATAGTATATGCTTTTCCTATAGTAGCTTCTCTTAATGCTTCACTTGAACCACTTGCTGATATATCAGTGAAGTTTGTTAAAGTATTATATTTATATGTTGAATCTACTCCTAAAACTAAATGTCTCAAATTGTTTCTTGGTGCTTTTTTCTTATCTAATGCTTTTCCAACGTTAGCTAAATCTTGTATTACTGGTGTTCCTGATATTGATACTTTGTTAGCAGCATTTTGAATACCAACTGCTAAAATATCCCCATCAATTGCTTCTGCTATCGCTGACATAGCAGGTTGTACCACTTGTTCAGAAAAGTCACTTATATCAAGTGTCATTTCTTTTGAAGTAATTGGAACAGTTATATCTCTATATCTATCCATTTTTACTGTTGTTGAACCTTCACTTAAATCTTGTTCTTCTATTTGTCCTAAGAAATTCTTAGCAACAAACTTTGCAGGCTTTCTTATTGTTATTGTGTCCCCCACATTTACAAATTCTTTTGAATAGTCTCTATGTACCAATCCTGCCATTACTAAATTACTTTCTAAAACCATTAATGCTTCTTTTGCAATTATATCTGGTGTTAATATTGTATTACCCATTTTAAATCTCTCCTTTATTTATTATTTTTTCTATACGCTTTGTATTCTTCATAGCTCATTTTTGACAAATCTGTATTTCCTTTGCCTTCATGTGAACCTCCTAAATTAATCTCTTGATTTTCTTCTCTGTTATCAACAGAACTTAAATATTTAGGATTTTCTTCTAGAAACTTTTCTAAGTTTTCATTAAACTCGCCTTCCTTTTTACTTACTTTAAAAAGCACATAATCTTCATCTTCTGATTTAACTCCAGCCCTTAAAATAGCTATTGTTTTATCTTTCATTTGTAAGTCATTAAGTGTTTTTTGATATTCAGCTTCCTTTTCAGCTTGTTTTTCTTCAACAGTTTTTTGACTTTCTATCCATTCATTATATTTATTTAAATCAATGCCTTCATATTTTTTTTCTACTTTTTGTTTTTCTTTTTTTAACATTGAATTTACTTCTTCTTGGGTGAAAGTTTTAACTGCTTCTTCCTCAGTTTTGTCTTCAGGCTGAGTAACTGTTTTTTCTGTATCTTCGATTTTTTCGTCTTGTACAGTTTCTTTTTCATTATTCATAAATTACCTCCGTTTTAAGTCAATAGAGTTGACTATTTACCTTTATTATTCTTTATCGTCTACAATAAAGTAAAAAGACTCATAAAAAAAGAAGCTCGTCAGCTTCTTATATATATATTTAATAATTTAATAACTTATTTTTTTCTAATCTGTATAGGTTTATTAATATCTAATCCATTTTTTCTTAAACTTTTTAGATGTACTTTTATTTCATCAGGAGCTTCCTCTTCCTTAAAACCAACAGGATATGCTTTATATATTATTTTCATGCATTCCACATAATTATCACATTCTAATACCTTTTCAATTGTTTCTTTATCCATTTAAAATCTCCTTAATATATCTATATAATTCTATATCTTTCTTTTGCAATAATTTTTTATTTTGAAAATAACATCTAAAACCTTCTGAAAAATATTCTCCCAATACCTTTGCATTAAAAGAATAATTATATATTCTAGGATTTTCATCTATATCTTCATCATATATTGTTCTTTGATATTCTGATATAAATTTACCCGTATCTTTTACAAAATCAACTTTAACTTTTTTTCCATTATATATTCTTTCATATCCATCTATATTTTCAAAATCAAATAGTGGATTGATATTTTCCATTCCACTGCTTTGTAATTTAATATATCTAGCTGTATGCATTAAATCTAACTTTGTTTCTATTACATGTCCAAATTCATGCATTACTTCATTTTTATTGGCATCTTTTAATAAATAGATTATATCTCTTTTTCTATCATAATAGCTATCTTCATTTGTTGTTCTTATTCTAGTATCTTTAATTAGTTCCTTTATATTATCTGGTAGTTTATTAATTGATTTTTTTATTTGTGTATCCAGATTTTTATTATTCGTATATCTGTTTTTTCTAATATAGTTTACTCTTATTTTATCACTATTATTCGATTTTGTCGAATTATTTTTTGCAACTTTTATTCTGCTATAATCTTTTTCTAATCCCGTTTCTTTACAAAAATCGTTGTATTCTTTCTGTAATCTTGTAAGTTTAGATTTTACTTTTGTTGCATCTATATCAGTTTGTTCTAGAGTTTGAACACTTCTTTTTGCTTTTCTTATATTATTTTCTAGTGTTCTTTGTTTTTGAGTTGCTTCATAATAAGGTATTTCTTCTCCATTATATTTTACTGTTGCATCTTTAAAATCTGTTAATTCTTTATTGTTGTATTGAGGTTCAGAAACACCTAATATTATTCCAAAATAACTATGTCTACAATTGTATTCTTCCCATAAATCTTCAACATCTGACCATAATCCTACACCAAATTTGCTTGCATCTTTTTTGTTTAATGCAAACTGTTTTCCCTGTTCTTCAGCATGAGTTGGTCTAGCTCCCATATGAGCCGTTACTTCATATCCATCACAACCTAGTTCTTCTTCTATATCTCTATTGAGATGATTTGCAGTTTCTTGGATACCACTCATTATATTTCTTCTAACTGCTACTTCTAATTGAACATTTCTTCCTTTTTTATCTTTTAAAGTTATACCTTTATCCGCTAACTCTTGACATGCCATATTTATTGCTGTATCGTAACTAAAAGCACCTGATGCTACTTGAAAATATGCTTGATCTACTGCATCTACATACATTTGTTTACTGCTAAACGCTATTGTGTTTGTAAAATTCTTTAATGTTTTATTTGTTTGCCTTAATCCCTCATTTAGTATTTTGTACTGTGATTCACTTAATTTAAAAGGTTTATCTCTGTACTCGTATAATTCTTTATATCCCTCTATATCTTCTTTTGCCATATTTTCAAACATTAATTTTAATGCTTTTTTAGTTTCTGCCGATAACATTGACGTTTTTTCTAATGTTTCA